TTCACTTAGGCGGTTTGGATCTCAGCCCTGAAGCCACCCGATAGCCGGAAGCGCCTACAAAAATTAATAGAAAGATTGCTTTCTTTTTCATGAGAACCTCCTGATTTTTCTATTATAACCAGGAGAATTATAAAGAGCTGATTCTTATGCTGTAAATATGGGAATCAGATTATTCTTATAACACAGCGTAAAAGCCCAGTTATCCTGATATCCTCACTTTCTATGGGTTCCTCAATTATCTGGCTATGCATTATTCTTCTTTTTCCTCAAGCATATCATAGAATATATTTTCTGGAATGACTTCTATATCTTTTCCTTTAAGCCTTAAGGCTTCTACCTTTCTTTGCTTATTGCTCTTCCCATTCTTAATTCTATGGTAATAATCATTATTCCCTATAATTAAATAATTCGTTTTTACTGTTACTGTATCTTCATTTATTCCACCATGATCAACAACGATTTGCATGGCCTCTCTTCGAGTCATTTTTTCTAAAGTACCAGTAAACACACATCTTTTATTATATAAGGGATGCAGAATATCAAATTCATGACAAGAAGAATGAATATCTTCTGCTTTAAGATTTTTATGTTTAGTCTTTTTTTTATTTATCTCAGCAAAAAATGTCTCTTTATCCCCATATTTTTTAAATACATCTTCACGTAAATGTTGATAGCAGCCATTTGTAATTTCACAATCCTTCATAGCACGATGAGCGCCATCCATACAAATTAAATAATGGTCTGCAATTGTCTGCAATGTAAAATTAGGTAAATCAGTAAAAACATGTTTTGCAATTCGCATTGTATCAATAAAATCATTCTGTAATGGTTTTTTTAATATTTCAATATATTCATCATATAGAAAATTAATATCAAAATTTACATTATGACCTATTAGAACTTCATTATCAATAAATTGATCAAATTTAAGGAGGATTTCCTCAATCATTGGAGCTTTTGCTAGCATTGCATTGGTTATTCCGGTGAGTTCTGTTATAAATTCATCAACATAATATATCTTTTCATTATCCTCATTTATAATAAAATCAGATGGATAGTCCTCATCTTCACCTTCTTCGATGTAGATCTCACGTCCTGGTTTTACTAATGAAGAAAATGTATCAATAAGTTTATTGTCTTTAATTTTAAATCCAGATATCTCAATTATTGAATCACATTCTGTGGAAAGTCCTGTTGTTTCGATATCAATAACAATATATGAATTTGGAAAATCTATAATACTCTTACCTTTATGATCGCGTTTGGGCCTTTCATCTATAATTTCTACGCCAATTACATCCATATCCTCTCCTATATGTTCATAATGGGCCAAAATGATATATTTAATTTAGTACGGATGCGCATGCACCCAACCATAGACCTTCCCAACTACCTCAACGGTCTGTCCATTAGCAGACTCGGTGCGATCCGGATATCGTGAGTTCTCCGACATGATGCGTATCTTCTTATTGACGGGATCGAACTCTATACGTTTCACGAAAAGGTCATCCATGATGCGTATTACATAGATGCCGTCGCCATGAATCTCTCCAGGGACGAAAACGACGATATCACCATCGAAAAGCTGTATCCCGGTCATCGAGTCGCCGCGTACCTCGAGGGCTCTCGCCTTTGACGGCGTGATGCCACGCAGCATCCGCTTGAGGAACGGCAGCTTCCCAATGATCGAGGCATCGGTGAGTGCCTCCTGGCCATACCCTGCGGCGACCTTCTGAGAGAAGACAGGGACAAGGACGATATCGAAAAGGTTCAGGGTTTCGGTCTCGCCATGTTGATTGCGTATCTCTATACCTAGCCCTTCTGATAGGTTGAAAAAATCTTCTATATCAATATTCAGGGCTTTAGCGATAGCTCGAATATGAACCACATTGGGAAAGGCATTCCTTCCACGCGCACTTATAATTGTGCTTTGAGGGACATTGGCTTTTTCTAATAGAAGATATTCCTTCTCTCCTCTTAGATTTAAGATGACTTTATAGTTTTCCCAAAAAGCTTCTGCTGATTCGAAATCAACTCTTTTACGTCCCATGTTTCTATTATCGGGTAAAAACGTGAAAAAAGTTGTTAAATTTCGCTTGACAATATCTAATATTAGATTATTATAACGAATATGCGAGTAAGAAAGAATCCAAAAGACCTCCAAAAGTCAGGACGTGAGGTTAAGTTTTTTCTGAACGATTCAGAACTCAATGAACTCAACGAGTTTCTCAAACCTTTTGCCGGGAAGAAAGGCCCTTATGCGAAGACCATCCTGTTCAAGCACATCCGGGAACAGAAACAGTAGGCGACGCCACAGGCGGCGAACCAATGAAAAAGGCACTCCGAGAATTCCTGGCCGCCGCGGCGGTCGGGATTCCGTTGATTCTGATCGTGCTCGCGGTCGAGTTCCTGTGAACCAAACGAAGGAGGCATGTCCATGGATATTCGGAATAAACGCTATTTCAGATTAGAAATGACCACCGCAAGAACGGTCGAGCAGAATCTCGAGGCGCAACTGAAAGAAGGTGTCTTGTGGGTGAAAGTCTGGGATGGGGACAAGAGCTTCTATGTACCAGCGGACAGACTAATGGATGAGAAGAAAGCGTATGAGGATCTGATCCAGCACCTCGTGTGGAAGCTCTCGTGGGCCATGGTCAATGCAGGCATGACGAAAGCCGAAATGAAACGGCAGCTCATTAGAGCGGGAGTCATAAGCAAATGAACAATACTCAGGAAGGGAAAAGGGCATCGCCCTGGCTTACGATCAAGGATGCGGCCGAATACGCGCATCGTTCGATCAAGACCATCTATTACTGGGTGGAAACGGGGAAACTTCCCTCCTATAGAGTCGACGACAAGCCCATGCTGAAAGCCTCCGATATCGATGCGATGTATGAGGCAGGGAAGAGAAATCCTATTTCCACATCGATCAGGAGAAGAGCATGACACAAGGCGGATGGCTTCAATGGCGCCTGAACGCGCTCCTTCTCTGGCGGAGGAAGCATACTTTTCTCTGGGCGCTCATCAAGGTTGCGGTAGTAGCCGGCATCGCGGCGGCCGTCGTGAGGATCGTGCGATGAAACAGCGTTCACGGGTTGCCAGGGTCGAGTTCTCCGTCTACGGTACGCCGAAAGCGGCGCCGCGCCCACGAGCCGGACGCTACGGCGTCTATCACGACCCTTCCGCCGATCGCTGGAAGGAGCTCGTCACCCTCGGATACCTGGGCTCCAGAGACCTTCTCGCGGAAGGCCCGGTCGTAGTCCGCCTCGAGTTCATCTTCGAGCGAAGCAAGAAAACCTCGAAGGCCGTTCAGTACGTCGAGATATTCCACACGAAGAAGCCGGACATCGACAACCTCGAGAAGTCCGTGCTCGATGCGCTCACGAAGGCAGGCGCATGGAAGGACGACGCATACGTCGCCAGCATCCATTCGATCAAACGGTATGCACGGTTCGGCGAGAAGCCGGGCGTCCATATAGCACTGGAAATCATGCCGTTCGTTCCGTCCGGGGGGGTTCGTGCCTCCTCCCTCCCGGGCGGAGCGGAAGGCATTTCTTGAGGGAGGCGGATATGGGTCTTTTGGACAACATCAAGGACAGAATACGGAGAAGCAACGATGAGGCACATGTCCGCGTAGGCGACGAATGGATGAGCGGCGCCGAATACCGGGCCCGCTTCGGTGTCCCCGCGCCACAGCCGTACAAGGCTTCCGGCGATGTCCAGCTTGAGCTCTTCCCGAATCTCCCCGCGACGGGAAACACCATCGACGAGAGGTTCGCCGACTTCCATGCAAAGAACCCGCATGTCTATCGAAACCTCGTGAAGCTCGCGCTCGCCGACCGAACACGAGGCCGCCGTCGCGGCATCGCGGTCTATTTCGAGGAACTCCGCTATGCCTACGAACGGACGGAGCATGATCCGAAGGATTACAAGCTGAACAACGACTATGCCTCGCGGTATGCGAGGCTCATCATGGCCAACGAGCCTGTGCTCGCCGGTCAGTTCGAGGTAAGGAGGCTTAAAGCTTTGTAGGTGAAATTGTCACGGTGTTTCGGCCCGGGCACGTAAGCCAGACCGCGTAAGAGTCTGGCGGCACGGGAGCGTGAGTGTCTGGAGACACCTAGAGGCGAGAGAGTCCGAGAATGCAACTGTTGAGCCTGACTGCATTATGCAGGTTCGAATCCTGCCGCTCCCATAGGAGAAACGATCATGAAATCGAGGCAACTGGAATTGGACTTCAACGAGGTCGAAGAGGAAGACGATGAATTATGGCGTAGGCGTGAGAAATCACTCGACTACTATTTAAAGCTCTTCAGAGATCGCAGAAGTGGAAAAACGAAAAAGGAGGCGACATGCGCATAGGCTCGCTGTGGGTTCATGAAGATGAGAACAGGAAAAAGCAGATATCCGGCGAGATCTCCGCGGAGGCCGGCATCAATCTGGCTGCCGGACAGAAGCTCTCGTGCAAGCTCGTGAGGAACGAGAAGAAGCAGCGCGGCGACCGGTTCCCGGACTACTACATCGAGGCATGGCTGCAGAAGGGGAAAGAAACGGCCACTACCCAGCACGCCGTCCAGGAATCAGGGAACGACGAAAACATGGATTTCTGATTTTACAAGGGAGGCAGTCATGAAAAAAGAAGTCGAGATGATCGAGATAAAACCGATCAACATAAAACGTACAGAGATCCGTCTGGTGGGCGACTCGCCCCTCATCGTGCACGCCTGGAGCGAGAAGGCGAAGAAGGAAATCCTCGACAAGCAGATGAAGAAGGCTAAAGGGACGAAGAAGGCGAAGAATCCGGAAGAAGACTACAAGGCAGCGTTCTATTTCCTTCCGGACGGCCGCCCCGGGTTCCCGTCGATCGCGTTCAAGGCCGCGGCGGTGTCGGCGGGCGGGAGATTCGCCGACGGCATGAAGATGACCGAGCTGCGCGGCGCGTTCTTCATCGACAGCGAACTCGTGCCGATCGAGGGAGAGCCGACCATGCGGGAAGACATGGTCAGAATCGGTATGGGGACGGCCGACATACGGTACAGGCCGGAGTTCAGGAAATGGAGCACGGTACTGCCGATCCGGTTCAACGCGGACGCGATTTCCCTCGAGCAGATCGTGGGTCTGTTCAACCTTGCGGGATTCGGAGTAGGGGTCGGCGAATGGCGGCCAGAAAAGAATGGTCAATACGGGTGTTTCCACGTGGAGACGCCCGAGAAATAGCGGCCTGGCTTGTCGATGCATTGCATGGCTTTGCTTGGTCAGGCAGGTTGAGGCAGGCAAGGTGGGTCACGGACGGGCAAGTTTGGGTTTGGCGGGCCCCGGAGTGGTCTGGCAGGCATGGCCGTTTGTGGATTGTCTAGGCGTTGCTTGGTCGGTCATGGCAGGCATGGGAAGGTATGGCTGGGACGTGCAGGTTTAGGTTAGTCGGGGTGTGGCAGGCACGGCACGGCAGGGTCTGTCATAGGCATGGTTCGTCACGGCCGGGTGTGGTTAGTTTAGGTTTGGCCAGGCAGGCATGATTTGTTGGGGATGGCTAATTATTGATTGACCCGATGATTATCAATGATCTTGTCGGGAAAAGCATCTAAAAATCGGGGTTGGCCTTTTCCGGTGAGAAAACACGAGGTACGTATGGTTTATAAATGGATAGCAGGGTCTCCGTTCGGCAAAGCGGATCCCGAGAAGGTCGCCCAGGAACTACAGTCCATGGGCAGGAATCCGTCGCGCAGGGACATCGTCGAGAAGGCGGAGGATCCCCGGAGCGAACTGCATAACTGTTTCGAGTGGGACAATCTCCTCGCGGCGATGAAGTATCGCCTCTCCCAGGCGGACAAGATTCTCTATTCCCTCGTCGCGGTCGAAGAAGACGGGAATAGAAAAAAGGTTCTCTATCCCTTTGTCTATCGCGAACCGGAAGATGATGAGGAGACACACATTGCCATAAAAGTACAAATGCCGGTACGACATGAGACGAAGTCTCCCTCCATCAAGCGGATCGCCGGCTATCTCGAGACGATTCTCAAAGAGATCGATGCGATCGACGGCTATGGCGTGACGAAGGCTCTCGTGAAGCGCGCGCTCCTGGAACTCAGGAAGGAAGCCGGCGAGCAACGCGGCGAAAAAGAAAAAGAGATTTCCCTTGTTTGAAGACCATCTTGCACACATCAGGCAGGATGAAAGGAGTTGAATATGGCATCACCATTTCGTCAGGTATATACGGAGTTCTGGTCGGACCCGAACGTCGTCGAATTCTTCACCCCGGAAGACAAGTACTTCTATCTGTACCTTTTCACGAACGAACACACTTCCCAGTGCGGCATCTACAAGATAGCCCAGAAGCAGATCGCGTTTGAAATGGGCTATTCTATCGAAGCGGTAAAGAATCTCATCGACCGGTTCCAGAACAACCTCAAGCGGATCGTCTACAATTCGGAGACGCATGAGATTGCCATTCTCAACTGGGCGAAGTACAACTACCCGACCATGATCAAGGACAACCGCTTCGCGTGCATCGCGGCGGAGCTCGCGGAAGTGAAGGACCGGGAGCTTGTGGAGAAGGTACTCGGGCACGCGGCGCCGGACATCCGGGATGCCCTCCTGGGACAGGAACCTCCGAAGGGTGAGGGAAGCCCCTCGGAAGGTCCTTCGGAGCCCCTTCCCAGCCCCTTGGAACCCCCTTCCAAGCCCCTGGGGGAAGAAAAAGAAAAAGAAGAAGAACAAGAAGAAGAGCGAGAGGCGCGCGCGCCCACGCGAGACGATGCTTCAAACCAGAAGACCGAAGAGAAAGACCTTCCGGCTCTTGCCCGCCATGTTGCGACCTTCTGGTCAGGCCAGTACGTCCTTGCCACCGGCGTCACGATTGTTCCCGATACGGCAACGCTCCGGAGCGCGGCGAACATGGTGAGGACTGCCGGTCTGCGTGCGGACGTGGTCAATAAGGCAATAGCATATTACTTCGAACACTGGCGTGAGTTCTGGTTCGCCTGTTCCCGGGATAGCTGGAAAGGACCGCCCGAGTCGCGGCGGTGCGAGTTCTCGATCAAGAGCCTCGAGAAGAACCTGCCGGAGGTGCTCTCGAGGATGGCGTCAAAGCCTGCCCAGAGAGAGCACTGGAGTACAAGCGTACTGAAGCCGGAAGACTACAGGATCAGCGAGGAAGAGCAAAGAAACAATACCAGGAAGCTGGGGGCGTTCGTTCGATCGCTGGGAAAGCGGGCCACCATGGCTGCGGCGAACTGAGGTGGAGGACCGATGGATCACATGAATGATCTGCAGGAAATCGCCGAGGAGATTGCGCACATCGAGTATGGAGAACTGCGCATTGTGGTGCGCGACGGGAAGATCATCCGGTATACGACCATACGGTCGAAGACAAAGCAGGTGCGGAAGATTAATGAAAATAAGACTTGACAAATGTGTAGTATTGAATTATATATGGACTTGTAAATAGAAGAGCGTCGACCTAAACGTTGAACGGGCGGTCGCGCACTCCATCTTCTAGATACGTGAACCTGCACCTAAACGTCGAACGGGCGGTGAGGTTCGTCTCGAAGGTACGCTATGGAAGCATAGCCTTTGGGATGGACGTCGCCGCCCGTCGTGTTTTCCGGCGGCAAAGGGAAGCAAATGCCCGTGAAGCCGGCCAGGCTGTGCAGGAATCCTCACTGCCCGAACCTCACGCGAGACTCCTCCGGCTATTGCGACCTCCACCGCCCCGCCACCAGTCCCTCAAAGAACCGCAGGGGTTCCAGCACGGGCCGCGGCTACGGCTATGCGTGGCAGAAGATCCGCGAGGAAGTCCTGGCCAACGCCGGCATTCCCCGTTCCCTCTGGCCGCGCTACGACGTCGACCACAATCCTCCCTACGATCCCGCCATCGAACCCGATCACCGCAAGTATACCCTCATCCCCCGCCTGCACGGCACGCACTCGAGCAAGACCGCGCGCGAGGACGGCGGCTTCGGCAACAGGCGGGGGGAGTCGTTTTCTTCGGAGCCTCACAACCTAGACCGGGCGGGGTACCCCAACGCAAACGGCCGCCGGTTTTGAGGGGGGGGTATGGGAGCAAGAGGACCTGCGCCGATTCCCTTCGAGGTGAAGGTCATCGAGGGCAACAAGGGAAAAAAGAAGCTGCCGCATAATCGGCCAAGCTTCAGACCGAAGGCCCCGCGATGCCCTTCCTGGCTCGATCGGACGGCCCGACGGGAGTGGAGAAGGCTCGCGCCGCAGCTCGAGAAGATGCGGCTTCTGACCGAGGGAGACCTTGCGGCCTTCGCCTGTTACTGCAAGGCGTATTCCGATCTGCAGAAGGCGGAAGAGATTCTTGAAAAAGAGGGACGGATTTTTACCACGGAGAAAGGCTATATGATGCCCCACCCCGCGGTAGCCATGGCGAATCAAGCGATGAAGTCCATCAAGGACTTTGCGATACAGTTCGGCTTCACGCCGAGTGCGCGGAGCCGTATCGATCTGGAACCATCGTCGGATAGTGACGATGAGGACCTGGATTAGGTTCTGGATTTTGAACGTCGGGAGACGTACGGAATGTTCGACAAAGAGCTTGCCCAGCGGGCGATCGACTGGTTCCCGCGCTATCTGACGCACACGAAAGGCCGCTGGGCGGGTTCTCCTTTCTTCCTGCTGCCCTGGCAGAAGGACGTCGTCGGCCGACTGTTCGGGACCATCAGGGACGACGGCTCGCGCCAATACAAGTACGTCTATATCGAAATCCCGAAGAAGAACGGGAAGAGTGAGCTCGGCGCGGGCATCGCGCTGAGGCTCCTGTTCGCCGACAACGAGCCGGGCGCGGAGATCTACTCTGCGGCGGCCGACCGCGACCAGGCGGCGATCGTCTTCAACGTGGCCGCCGACATGGTCCGCAACAATCCGGTGTTGCTCTCGAGATGCAAGATCATCGACTCGACGAAGCGCATCGTCCACAACAACGGCGGCATCTACCGGGTGCTCTCCTCGGACGCTCATACCAAACACGGCTACAACCCCCATGGGGTCATCTTCGACGAGCTGCATGCCCAGCCGAACCGGGAGCTGTGGGACGTGCTGACGGCAGGTGCGGGAGACGCGCGGCGACAGCCCGTCTTCTTCGCCATTACGACGGCCGGCCATGACCGTCACTCGATCTGCTGGGAACAGCACGACTATGCCCGGAAGGTCCGCGACGGCATCGTCGACGACCCCTCCTTCCTCGCGGTGCTCTATGGCGCGGACGACGGCGACGACTGGACCGACGAGAAAGTCTGGAAGAAGTGCAACCCCAGCCTGGGCGAGACGATCGCCCTCGATTCGATCCGCGAGTTCTGCAGGAAGGCCCAGGAAACCCCGGCGCTCGAAAACACCTTCCGCCAGCTCCGCCTCAACCAGTGGGTGAAGCAGGAGAGCAGGTTCCTGCCCATGAAGCACTGGGACGCCTGCCCGCCCATCGAGGATCTCGACGAGATGGAAGGCGAGGAGCTGTACGCCGGCCTCGACCTCGCGTCCACCACCGACATCGCGGCATTCGTCGCTCTCCACCGGAACGACGACGGCACCTTCGACGTCTTCCCCTCCTTCTGGATTCCCGAAGACTCCCTTCGGGAACGGACCAAGCATGACGCCGAGCTGTACGGGCGCTGGATCGACAGCGGGACCATGTACGTCACCCCGGGAAACGTCATCGACTACAAGGCCATCCGGGAGAAAATCCGCGAGATCGGGGAGCAGTACCTCGTCAAACAGATCGCCTACGACCGCTGGAACGCCTCCCAGCTGGTGCAGGACCTGGAGGACGACGGGGCGACGATGGTGCCCTTCGGCCAGGGCTTCGCCTCGATGTCCGCGCCTACGAAGGAGCTTCTGAGCCTCGTCCTCGCCCACAAGATCCGGCACAACGGCAACCCCGTGCTGCGCTGGATGGCCGACAACATGGTCGTCGAAAAGGACGCGGCCGGGAACCTGAAGCCCAACAAGGCAAAATCGACCGAGAAGATCGACGGCATCGTGGCCATGATCATGGCGCTCGACCTGGCTATCCGCAACGGCGGGGACTATCCCCGCGAGGTCGTCGCGGAGGAGGTCATCGGATGAAGTTCCGCGACAGGGTTGGGTTTGCCTGGAAGGCGCTGACCTATTCCGAGGACTGGCTCCGGATACTCAAGCAGGCGAGCGGCCGGTTCTTCGAATCGTCGGCAGGCGTATCCGTCGACGCCGACTCGGCCATGCGCATCTCGACCGTGAACGCCTGCATACGAATCATCTCGTTTACGCTTGCCTCCCTGCCCCTCGACGTCTATAAACGTCTCGACGGCGGCGGCAGGGAGATCGCCCGCACCCATCCGAACTACAACCTCCTCCATGCCCGACCCAATGTCTGGCAGACATCATTCCTCTGGCGCCAGCAAATGGTCGTCCATCTGCTCACCAGGGGAAACTACTATGCGCGGATTCTCGATCACGGGGATGGCATCATCGACGACCTCATCCCGCTCGATCCCGACCGCGTGACCGTGACGCAGCGTCCCGACTTCGCGCTCAAGTACAATTACCAGCCGACGGACGGCACCGACCCGATCATCATACCCCAGGAGCAGATGCTCCATATCCGGGGACTTTCCTCCGACGGAAGACTCGGACGGGCGCCGATCGGGGATGCCCGGGAGTCCTTCGGTGCGGCCCTGGCCACCCAGGAATATACCGGGAAATACTGGGCGGACGGCGCGGAGCCTTCGGCGGTCCTCAAAGTAAAAGGCAAGCTTCAGAAAGACCAGGCCGACCGCATGCGGGAGATCTGGAACGACGACCATCAGGGCTCGCGCAATGCTCATAAAGTCCATGTGCTCGGCGAGGACGCTTCCTTTGAGAAGATCGACATTCCGGCCGAGGACGCGCAGTTCATCGAAACCCGGCGATTCCAGCGGGCGGATATTGCGGGGATATTCGGCGTCCCGATGTTCCTCCTCCAGTCCGACACTTCGACCGCCACCTATGCCTCATCCGAACAGTTCATGCTCTCGTTCGTGACCCACTGCATACGGCCCTGGGCGGTCAACATCGAGACGGCCCTCCACCAGAAACTTTTCACCGCTCCCCAGCTCTATTTCCCGGAGTTCAATCTCGACGCGATCCTGCGCGGCGACCTCAAGAGCCGCTACGAAGCCTATGCCATCGCGAGGAACTGGGGGCTTCTGTCCAAGGATGAGATCCGGGCACGGGAAAACGAAAACCCGGTCGAGGGTGGCGACGACTATCGCTCGACCGCAGAGATCCAGAACGCGAAACAGCTCCAGGGAGGAAACGCATGAGAACGAAATGGTATGCGATGGACATAAAGGCGGACGTCGCGGAGCTCTCGATCTTCGACGAGATCGGCGGCTTCGGCGTCCTCGTGGCCGACTTCAAGAAGGACTTCGACGCCGTGAAAAACGCGAAGTCGATCCACCTCATGCTGAACACCCCCGGAGGCTCCGTGACCGATGGCATGGCGATCTACAACATCCTTGCAGCGGTGCGGGACAAGCTTGACGTGGAAGTGATCGGGCTCGCGGCCTCCATGGGCTCGATCGTGGCGCTCGCCGGAAGAAGCCTTGCCATGGACGAGGGCACCTACTTCATGATCCACAACCCCTGGACCATTTCCTGGGGAGATGCGGACCAGCTCCGGCACGACGCGGGCGTGCTCGACAAGATGCAGGCGGAGATCGTCTCGATCTATGCCGCTCACTCCGATAAAAGCCCGGAAGAACTTCAGGCCATGATGAATGCGGAGACCTGGCTCACGGCCGAGGAGGCGAAAGACGCCGGCTTCGCCGACACCGTCAACGAATCGGTGAAGGCGGCCGCGCTCTGCGACATCTCCCGGTTCCGCTTCCAGCACGTGCCCTTCGGACAGACATGCAACTCCCCTGCGAATCAGCAGGTGGATTTCAAGACATTACATACGATACGCGACTATGAGTCGTTCCTGCGGGACGCTGGGGCGACTTCCCAGGAGGCGAAGGCCCTCGCCTCCGGCGGCTGGAAGGCGCTGCATCGGGACGATGCGACGTCGGATGCCGACGATACGGCCGACATCGTGGCGGGCATTCATTCGCTCGCCCAGCTCTTTTCATAGGAGAAACATATGGATGCTGAAATAAAAGAATCGCTCGAAGGTCTGGGTAAAGCCTGGAAGGAATATCGCGAGACGAATGACAAGCGTCTCGAAGCTCTCGAAAAAGGCCAGGGGACTTCCGAGATAAATGCAAAACTTGAGAATCTCGACAAGGCGATCGTCGAGGTCAAGGCACAGATCAACCGCGCAATGCTCGGCGCCCAGCTGAAGATCGGCCAGGAAAAGCAATACTCCCAGGCGGTCGTGGAGCTCACCAAGTGGATGAGGAGTCGTCAGCAGGGGCAGTTCAAGGCCGAGGTCAATACGACCGTGAACACCGAAGGCGGCTACATCGTCCTGCCGGAGATCGACGGCGAAATCGGCCGGGTGGCGGGCAAGACCGTCGCCTTGCGCGGCCTTGCGAACGTCCGGACCATCGGGCGTCAGTCCTACATCAAGAACATGAACCTCGGCGCGACGAGCGGCGGTTGGGCTACGGAGGGTTCCACACGCTCTGAAGGCACGGCGACGCCGAAGTTCGCCCAGATCGAGATCTTCGCCCGCGAACTCTATGCCCAGCCTGCGGCCACGAACGAATCCCTCGAGGACATCGAGTTCGATGTGGCCGCTTGGCTCGCCGAGGAATGCGGCCTCACCTTCGCCGACCTCGAGGATGCCGCCTATATCTTAGGCGACGGCGTGGGAAAACCAAAGGGGTTCCTAGCCTATGGCGCGGTTGCCAACGCTAGCTATGCCTGGGGCAAGCTCGGGTATATCGCCTCCGGTGCCGCGGCCGACTTCGCCTCCTCCAACCCCTCGGACAGGTTCATCGACCTCATCCATGCCCTCAAGACCATCTACCGGGGCCGCGGAACCTTCCTCATGAACGACACCACGCTCTCGAAGATCCGCAAGTTCAAGGACGGGCAGGGCAACTACCTCTGGCAGCCATCCTTCCAGGCCGATATGCCCGACATGCTGCTCGGCAAGCCGCTGGTGACCTCCGACAACATGCCGGACGTCGGGGCGGATGCCTTCCCCGTGGCCTTCGGCGACTTCAAGACCGGCTATCAGATCGTGGATCGGAGGGGTGTGCTCATCCTCGCCGACCCCTACACCGTGAAGGGCTCCGTGAGCTTCTACACCTCCAAGCGCACCGGCGGCGACGTCGTCAACTTCGAGGCGATCAAGCTCATGAAGATCGCGACGAGCTGAGCATGGACTGGACCTATGGCGGGCCGAAGCCCGCCATAGGTAATTCCATAAAGCTTTCAGATGGAAAAGGAGAACGAAAAACATGAAAGACATTCATTCATTGATCAGGACGGTCGATCTTGTGAGCCCCGCGGTCTACGCGGCGACGCCTTCTTCGCCCCTCGTCGTGGACCTCGCCGACTTCGAGGCCGCGGAGGTGCTCCTCCATATCGGCGCCGGAGGCATTGCCTTCGACGCGGACAACAGAATCGACTTCAAGCTACTGCACTCCGACGACGGGGAGAATTTCGAGGGCATCGAAAGCAGGGACCTCATCGGCACTCCCGCGGTCGGCGACGGCGGCATCGTGAAGAGTCTCACCGCGGCCCATGCCGCGGCCAGCCTCGACCAGTTCGGCTACCGGGGCGGCAGACGCTACCTCGAACTCATCCCGACCTTCGCCGGCACGCACGGGACCGGCACGCCGATCGCGGCGGCCGTGATCAAGGGCCGGCCGCACCAGGCGATCGAGTAATCCATGACCGTAGTTCCTGCCGACAACGCGATCATCACCATCGCCGACTACCAGGCGGTATTCGGCGACGTCGACGCCTCGCTCGAGAACAGAATCCAGACGCTCATCAACAGGGCCTCGGGCAGGATCGAGCTCCATGTCGGCAGGACATTGAAATCGACGACCTATGCAGGAGCGACGGCGCTCATCCTCGACGGTACGGGGCGGCACCTCGTCGTGGCGCCCCACTACCCCCTCACTGCGGTCGCACATCTGTATCTGGATTCCAGCAGAGAATTTGATGCTTCCTCTGAGGTCGACCCTGCCGATTTCATGATCGATGGTCCCGCCGGTCTCATAAAGCTCCACGGCGGCCGCCGGACGCCCCCCGGCGTCGGCACCGTCAGGCTCGAGTGTACGGCCGGCTATCTCGCCGCCTCGAAGGAATGGCAGGTGCTCCAGGAAGCCTGCTCCGAACTCGTCAAGTGGATGGCAGGCAGGGGCGGACCTACCGGGGGCATCGGAATGAAATCGACCATCGACACCAACGGCATCGGGCAGAGCTGGGAAACCGAGCTCCCCCTCGACATCAGGAACATGCTCGAGCCGTTCATGGAGAAACGCTAGATGATTGCGATACAAGTAGTCGTGTCGGGCAATCTCGAAGAAGACATGGCGAAATTCGGCGATCATGCCCCGAAGCTCGTCGACCGTGTCATCCGCATCGTCGCCTACCGCTTCAGGAAGGACCTCCGCAAGAACTATCTGTCAGGCCAGTACCTCGACAAGCGTTCGGGCGACCTTCAGAAATCCATGGTCGTCGGACGCAGGCGTGGGGTGAAGTTCGTCTACCTTGTGGGCTCGAAGGGGATCAAGGACAAAAAGACCGGCACCGTAAACGTCTCGAGCGTGAAACTCGCGAACATCTACGAGCATGCCGGCGGCTACACGATCGAGCCTAAAAACAGGAAGGCCCTCGTATTCACCGCGGCGGACGGCTCCCTCGTGTTCACGAAGCGCGTCCATGGCCGGGAAAAACCCTTCATGACCGCCTCGGCAAAGAATTTCAACTGGACGACTGCATTCCAGAAGACCGAAGAAGAGGTCATCGGGAAAGAACTCAAGAAGCTCGCAAAACAGGGTATCTATGTGCCGGAGGATGACCTGTGACCTACACAGCCATGGAACCGGTCATCTACGGAGTCGCGATCTGGTTCGCGGAACACCTGCCTGAGTACCTCGCTGCGACGAACGACGCGATGGCCTCCTGGCCGGGTGGGATGGTTCTGCCCGCGCTCCTCGATCAGCCGCCTGCGGCCTCCGGGGCCCCGGCACTCAGAAAGGTGCTCCTCGGTACCTCGATCCCCGCCTCCGGCCCCTTCCCGTGCCTCCTCGTCGTGCTGGACTCCGTCGACGTCGAGTCCGCCGGCCAGAACTCCGACTGGATCACCCTGCACCTCAAGCTCGTCGTCGCGCTCCAGGAAAACAACGAAAAAAGGATTCTGCCCGACACCGCACGCTACATGGACGCCCTTACGCATGCCGTGGGGGAGAACGTCACCCTCGGCGGACTCGTCGACGAGGCGAAGATACCGAGCCTCGAGAAGGACGAGGTACCGGCGAACGGCACGGGTTTCGTCGTGGCGGACCTGTCCACAAAGTTCGAAATGATCTGCGACGGAGAGTCGCAAGGAGGATAAGGAACATGGCACTCAAGGAACTGGTGAAATACACGATCGGCAAGGAAGCGTCCGACAAGCCCGGTACCGCCGTGGCGCGGACCGCCGTCCTCCCTATCCGGGACATCGGCTCGCTCGACCGGCCGATCACGAAGAAGACCGATCCGCTCATCGCGGGCCTCGGCATGGATTCGGGCGAGTATGCCGTCGCCGGCGACGTGAAAGGGAGTATCCCGCTGTCTCCCCGCGGCTGCCCCGGCTGGGGGCATACCCTCAAGGGGACCTTCGGCGCGGAAGGCACCCCCGCGGAGATCGTCGGGGTCATACGCCTGAAGTACACGGGCAGCGCGGCCTCCTGCAAGCTCATCGCCTCCCTCACCGGGAAGACGATCGAGTCGAAGGTGGGAGCCCTCGGCAGCGAAGCGGACGATGCCGCGTTCGGCACTTCCGGGGTCATCGGCCTTACCGGCACCGGCTTCGATACGCTTGCCGAGCTCGTCGCGGCCATCGACGGACTCACCGACTACGAGGCATTCCTGGTGACCGGCACAGGCTCCACAAGCATCGTCTCGGTCGTCGCCGGGACCTTCCA